GAACGGCCGGATCTATAAACGTCAAGACGAGCGCGACGCTCCGATCCTTCTCGCAATATGTCGACAAGTACAACATTGATCCCATGGAATTGTTGTTCCAGGCGGTCAACGGCAAAATCAGAGGGATACCAGGTAAGTTACTGGGCCAGACTACCAAACAGGAAGCGATAGCTATCCGACTTACGGCGGCGAAGGAGCTCATGCCGTATGGATATGCGAAACTAGCCAGTGTCAAGCATGTAATCGAGAAGGACAGTGAGCTTCGGCTCGCCTGGGAAGTCGACGGACAACATGATCTATTTGACGATGCGTTGACCGGACCCGAAGTTCTCGCCAAGCGGATCGACGCGCTATGAACGCGGCGGCTCCCGAGGCGAAGGTGATCAGATTGCCTTACTCGCCCCGGAAGCATCAAGTTAACGGTTTAATGTTTTGGTTAAACACAGGCGGTTTGGGAAGACGGTTTGGGCCGTTAATAACTTGATTCGAAATGTCACTAGATGTCCATTACCCAGGGCTCGGGGCGCATACGTCGCTCCCAATTACAATCAGGCGAAGCGGGTCGCGTGGGATTACCTCAAAATGTACACTAATCCGATTCCCGGCATGAACTACAACGCCAGCGAATTAACCGCGCAGTTCCCTAACGGCGCGAGGATCATCATGTTAGGTGCTGAAAAGGCGGACAGTTTACGTGGGATTTACCTTGATGATTGTTGCATCGATGAAACTGCTCAAATCAATCCGATTGCCTGGACACAAGTCATCCGACCGGCGTTGTCCGATCGGTTGGGCAGTTGTACCTTTATTGGGACGCCAAAGGGTCGGGGTAACTTGTTTAGTGATCTGTATCATTCTGCTCCGGAGCTTGGCGGCGAATGGTATCGGAGTCTTTCAACGTATAAAGACACTGGTATCATCAAAGAAAGTGAGATCGAAGCTATGCGGCGCGAGATGACGAAGGCGGAGTTTAGTCAAGAGCTCGAATGCTCCTGGTTAGCTTCGATCGAGGGATCATATTACTCGACGGAGATGAACGACGCCGAGGACGACGGACGGATATGTGACCTACCATACGATTCGAATTACCCGGTCCACACGGCCTGGGACATCGGCTGGTCTGCTAACAACGTGATCTGGTTTATTCAGGTGATCGGATCTCGGATCCATGTCATCGATATGATGTCAAACAAGTTTACGACGCTACCGGAGATCATCAAGATTGTGAAGGAGAAACCGTACACTTACGGCCGGCATATCTGTCCGCATGACATGAAAAAACATAGTTATGAGACCGGGATGCGGCGCATCGATGTTGCGGCCGAGCTAGAACTGATCTTCGAGCAGTGTCCTAACATCGCAGTAATGGACGGGATCAAAGCAGTCCAGGCGACGTTACCTCGTGTTACTTGGGATCGCAACAAATGCAAGGTCGGCATTGAAGCAATGCGGCAGTATCGGACCGAATATAATGCGTTGACCAGGTCGTATTCGCAATCGCCAAAGCATTCATGGGAGTCGGATTACGCCGATGCGTTTAGGATGTTCGTTGTGGCTATGGATGGCGGAGCGAGACAATTACAATTCAGCGGGGAAGCGATTGACTACTCGGCAAAGGATTCAATGGTGGTGTGATGATCAGCGGCTCCCGGTTAACCGATGAAGAAATCATTGTAATTGTCAACTGCGAAATAGCGGATTCGGTTGGCTACCAGGACGACGAGCTCGTCCGGAACAGGACGGAAGCTCTCGACTACTATTACGGCCGACCGCGAGGCGATGATGTTGAGGGCAATAGCAAGGTTCAATCTCCGGACCTGGCAAACATGGTGGAAGCTGTGATGAGCAATATTATGCCAGCTTTCGCCGGCGATACTCTTGTGATGTTCGAAGCGGACGGTCAAGACGACGTCAGACAGGCATTGGTTGAGAGTGAAGTCGTTAACAATCAAATCATGGAACGTAATCGAGGTTATGTCCAAATTAGTGAGGCAATCAAAGATTGCTTATTGCTACGTAATGGTTTACTCAAGTGTGACGTCATTGAGACCGAGGAGTCTTTTAGCCAGGAGTATAGCGGGATCGATGATGTCACACTTGCGTTAGCGCTAATGGAACAGCGAGAGAACGAGTCGAAGGAGCTTTCCACAGCGAAGGAGAACAAGGACGGATCGATCGACGCGACGATTACAACGGTCCGGATCTCGCGGGAGTTGTCGGTCGTCAGTGTGGATCCGACCAACTTCATAGTGAATACGAATCACGATTCCATATTTCTGGGCGACGCCAGATTCCAGGCGGAGCGGGATTATCCTACCCGGACGGACCTGATAAACGAAGGTTTTAAAAAGTCGGTCGTTGAGTTGCTTCCCAGTTATGTAACCGAGACTCAACTCGATAAAATCGCGAGACGGCGGAGCGAGGACGAGCTCGACCAGGCAGGTAGCCAGATCGATGAGTCGATGGAAGCGGTGGAGCGTTATACCTCGTTTCTTCGGGTCGACCGGGACCAGGACGGAGTTGCCGAGTTGCATCGGTTGGTTAGTGTTGGGAATACACTCCTTGAGGATGATCTGGTCGATTTCAGCGTGTACGTGTCCGGGTCCGCATTCATCAATCCGCATCAATATGACAGCTTATCATTGTTCGACAAGTTGAAAAATATCCAAGACATCAAGACAAAGACCTTGCGACAGTGGCTCGATAACCTGGATGCAAACAATCATTTAACGACAGTTATCGTTGACGGAGCCGTGAATATTGAGGATGCGAAGTCTACCAGACCAGGGAAGCTAATCCGGGCACGGTCTCCGGATGCGATACGGGAGATGCCGATCGCGGACCTTGGATCCTCGTCTCGATCATTGCTTGAATATGCCGATCAGATACGATCGGAATCCGGAGGCGCCTCGTTAGATCTACAAGCAGCTGGTTTACAATTGGCTGGCGAGACTGCTCACGGCGTCGAGCGTCAAATGGGATCCAAGGAGCAGCTGGCGGCGATGATGTGTCGTAATATCGCGGAGACGCTGATCCGGTCGCTGTTTCTACTGGTTCATATGACGATGCGAACGAAACTACCTGGCGGGATCGATGTCAGGATCGGGAATGAGTTTGTTACGGTCAATCCGAATGAATGGGTAGAGCGGACCCGGGTCAATGTTAAGGCGGGACTGTCGATCCAGGAGCGAGCGGCGAAGAAGCTAGTTTTAGAGCAAATCGTTGCAAAGCAGACGGAGCTATTTCAGTCCGGGTTAGATGGGACACTGGTATCCATGCAAAATTATCACAATGCGTTAACGGATTGGATGAGAGCGTCGATGGTAGACAGCCCGGAGCGCTATTTCCTGGATCCGATGAGCAAGGAGAGCAAGGCAGCTGCGGACAGCAAAACTCAACAGCGACAGCAAGCCAAGCAGGACCAGGAGAAACAGCAGCATATGTTGTTCGGCGTCCAGAACCAGCTCGAACAAATGCAAATAAAGTTGAACAAGTACGAGTTCGACAACGAGCTCCGGTTCAAGTACTGGAAGGAGTCCGAGGCTAACAAACTAGACGAGGGTAAAGCGATCGCGTCGGGAGCGGTCGAAATTGAGAAACTTGATGCGCAGCAAGGGGCAAAGAGTGAGACCTGAATCAGCTATAAAGCTAATGGTATCGAAGGAGTGGAAGGAGCTCATCGAGGAGGTTGACGATTGGATATTTAGCGATTGGAAGCGAGCGGAACAGCCGGCGGATCGCGAGAAACTGTATCATGCGCGGGAGGGAGTCGTATACATGAAACGGATCCTCAACTCCTTGGGTAACCTTAACATTGAAGGTCAGGACGGAGACTCCGATGTCGAGAACAGAACAAGCCATTAGAGACAGCATTGATAGACTTCTTGATCCGGAAACGGACCAGGATGACGGAGGGCCGGAACAACTAGATGAAGCCTTTGAGGATCACGACGAGAGCGGCGGCTCCCGGAGCGACGGCTCCCTTCGTCACGAAGACGATCAGATAGGCACTAAAGACCGAGGAAAAGTTGACGCGCTTTTTGATGATGAGAATCAAGACGAGAGCGGCGAACCTGGCGAGGACCAGGATGACGATGACGACCTGGACGAGGGTCCGGAAGATGAGCGACGACTCCCGGAAGAAAGTACAAACCGGGAAGATGATGACGAGAGTCTCGATGCAAACGCATTAGCCAAGAAACTAGATATTACAGTAAAAGAACTATATTCAGTCAAATTCAAGTATGGCGATCAGGGCGAGAGCTTAACGCTAGGTGAATTAAAGGACGTTGGAGCGAGAGCCGGACAGCTGGACGACGAGGCAGAGATGCTAGTAGACGATCGGACCAGGCTGGACAACGACAACATGAAATCGCGAGTTGAAATCCAAAACATAGTTTCCTTATTGCCGATCGAGTCATTAACGCCGGCATTGATCCAACAATCCAAAGAACAGCATGAGTCACTCGTCCGCCAGGAGCGGATTGCGTTACACGAGACAATTCCCGGCTGGAAGGAGCCGAGCGTCGAGTTAACGGACCGGGCGGCTATGAATGCGCATCTAGCGGAGTACGGATTTAAGGAGGTCGAAGCTAATTACATGATTGATCATCGGTTGATTAAGTTCATCCATGATATGACTGTAATGCGTGACCGATCGAAACTGAAAGCGGCCGAGGTCCGGAAGATCGCCAAGAAAAATCAACGGCGACGGAGACCGGGAGTCGTACCAGGATCGAAGGGTAAACATTCACGTGCAAAGGCACTAGGAAAAGGAGGAGACGCTCGCGGCGCTATCAATGTTCTATTTGAGGATTAGCAACCGTGGCAGTTCAATCATTAACATCGGCCGCATTAATCGCGGCATTGGAAGGTGGCTTGATACGTCAAGACATCATGGAACAAATCAGTGATATAACGGACTTTCCGCTTGTGTTCACTGACCTGATCGGAACCGGCTCGCATAAAAACGAGTATTCCGAATGGACTAAAGACCAGCTTGCCTCGCCAGACACGGCGAATGCGGTGATCGACGGACAAGTGACAGCCGGCGACGATTCGTCGTTAGGGGAAAGAGAAGGCAATCATTCGCAAACATCGGTCAAGAAGGTGAAAGTGTCTCATCGAGCTAATCACTCCGACACGATCGGACGAGCGAAGGAAGTAATTTATCAGATTCAACGCCGGACCAAGGAGCTCAAGCGTGACCTCGAAGCAATTATGCTGAATCGACAGCCGAGTCGCTCCGATGACGGAGACACGGTCGCCGGACTAGCGGCATCGTTTCAGTCCTGGTTAGTTACCAATACCTTCAGGGGTGCGACAGGTGCGGACGGAGGATTCGCGACAACGAGTCCGACAATTGTCGATGCGCCAGGAGCCGGGACCAAGGTCGCATTGGCCGAGTCTACGGTCCGGGATGCTTTGCAAGCGGCGTATATTTCTGGCGGCGATCCGAGCATATTCCTGACTACTCCAGGACTGATTCGAAAATGGTCCGAGTATCTGTTCACGTCGACAGCGCGAGTCGCGGTCCAGCAAACGCAAACCGGTAAGGCTCCGGTGCCGTCGACAGCGATCGGAACTGTTAATGTGTATGTGACTGATTTCGGATCGACTCTTTCGAGCACTCCGAATAGGTTGATGCCCAATTACACGGATGGGGATGTGACGGATGCTATCTTCCTGGATCCGGCTGGCGTCAAGATCTCGTTTCTACAAGGGGTTCAATCCGAGCAGCTAGGCAAAACCGGAACCTTCGAGGAGTGGCTGATGTCTACCGATTGGACATTGCAGGTAATGAATGAGGCTCAACATGCAATTATTGCGGACGTTGACGAGAGTCTACCTGTACTGGTAGCACCAGCTTAATGGCCGGCGACAAGAGATCCACGGCTCCCGATAAGGATTCTCCGATCTTCGGCAGAATACCCGATAAGGAGGGAGCCGTTAAACCGGCTCCTGACCTGGTTCGTTTTTACAACGATAAGAAA